AACGTACTCCCGCCCAAAACGGCGCCATAGGGGCTGAATCGGGATTGGGTCAATTATTACTGCTTCCATTTGGAATCTTTCTTTTGATGTGAAATCGCTTCACGGCAAACTAGCAGCAATGGCGATGATCTGGTTCTTTTGCGTGGTACTGAGAAGGCTGGCGTCCGTCGCGGCGGCGGCGGAAACCTTCGCCATCGCTGCCCCCAAATCGTTCGCGCTTTTTTCCGCCACATGGCTTTGCAGCGCACCCTTGGTGGTGTCTTTAAGCCAGCCGGTGAAATCGTTCGTGGTCAAACCGCTCGACTTGGCATAGTTGAAGTACCATACCAAGGAATCCACGGTGAGCGCGTCTTTGGCGCTGCCGTCTTGCTGGAATTTGATGCTGACGCTGTTGGTTGAATCCCCGGCGATCTCGGTCGTCAGCTTGGCGGTGATGTTCGTAACTCCAGCGTGCGACGATGGCGCAATTAGAAAGGCCAAGGAAGCGAGCAGAACAGATAGTGCGATGTGTTTTGTTTTCATTATTATGGTCCGGATATTAGGTTTGTGGATAGTTGCGTGATGGAATACAGAGCGCCATTGCTTGACGCGACTTTGACTTGGCCGGCGACGGGAACGAAGTTCGCAGCGACGTAGTTGGTCAACAGGCTGAAAAAAGTAGAGGCATTCACCGCGCCGTTAGTAATCACAACCGTGTTTCCGGTTGCGTTTGTCGAGTAAAGTTGATTCGCTTTGAAGCTTGCGAACTCTGTCTGATTTGTTCCTGCCATCAGGTCCAACTCTGCGTAATTATTACCGTTTGTTTTAGACCACGGAACAAGCATCGGCCAGTTTGTTGAAGCAGCCAAACCCGAAGCAGCGTTCACACCACCAAATAGTAACTTGAAGTAACTTAAACCTGATCCAAGCGGAGCCATAATGCCAGCCTCCGGAGAAAAGATTGATAACCGACTTATCAAGATCAACGAGGACGCTCCACCAGCGGTCACATTGTTTCCAGATGTGACCGCACCGCCAGTGATAGTTCCAGACGCTGTCATTGTGGGTGCAGTTACCACACCCGCCGATGTTATGGATGAAGTTTCAACCGAATTGGAAACGCTTCCGAATACCTTCACGTTCACGCCGTTGGAGGGAGATTGAATGTAGGTGTATGTCCCAGCCGCTGCCGCGTTGGTGAGCATTACAAGGCCACCCCCGTTTAGATTCACATTGGTTACGGCGCCATCTGCCCCAATATCGGTATAGTTCCCAGTCACGCTATTGGTGACACGCATGAGGCCATTGGCCGTAAAATTTCCAGCAGAGAGGTTTGTAAATCCACTCACCGTACCGCCATTCACGCGCATAACCCTCATCCCTCCCGCCGCTGACGAATCACCGAATATCCCAACTGCTTGAGCACTTCCGGATATTGTTGCCCCCGGCTCGATGGCGTAACCGCCGCTAGTTCCGGCAACAGATATGAGATTGGCGAAGCTGTAAATATCGTAAAACCGGCTGCTCGGAGCACCGATTAAATTCCCACCAGAACCCAAAGAAGCCCTGCCGCTACTGTTCACCGAAAAGACGCTGACGTTATTCGACGAATAATCTATTACGTTTCCGGTAACTCCATTCTGGGCTCCATTGATCACGATCTGCGTGTTTGCGACATTTGCGTTTGTTGAGACGATTCTGCCGGTTACCAAGTTGGTGCTTCCAAGGCCGCCAAGTCCATCGACACGAGCAAGCGAGACTCGGTTTGTCCACTGTCGCAATGTGCCGTCTGTCGCCAAAACATATCCAGCCGTAGCGGTGCTGGCCGACACCGTTCCCATAGGAAGGACGCCACCTGAAATTACATTGCTGGCGTAAGTGGTTCCGGCTGCCAAGTTCGTGAGTCCAGCTCCGTTTCCGGTGAAAGCGCCAGCGATTGAGTTTGAGGCCGTGAACACATTCTCAGCGTCCTTAAGAGCCACATTTGCCGAGAGTCGGGCGTCGGCGACTGATCCAGTCAGGTTCGCCGCGGGCAATGGCGCGTTTTGGACCACGTTTGTCGCAAGACTCTTTACGACGTTGGTCGCGGCGGCCGGCGCGTTTGTTGTGGCGAAGTTGTTCCAGATTTTCACGACGGCTGCATCCGCGTGAAAAACGAATGCTGCCAAAATGATTGCGACTGCTAGTCTCATAGGCGCTGCTCCCATCCAGTGTTACTGCTCCCGCTGGAAGTTTTGATCCAGACCGACCCGATGGCATCGTAGAATATCGCGGGCCGAGTTGCGGTCTGGACGCCATTTGGGTCTCCAGTTCCGAAATAAACCTCGGTGGCGCCGCCCCCTCCGCCGCTGAAAATGGTCCACGTGTCTCCAGACTTCACGTAAAGATCGCCGGTCGAAGTATCAACGTAGGTCTGGCCATTGCTGCCGTCAGCGTCGTTAGGTGGACCAACTCCAGAACCGCAACAGCGGCTCGAAGGCGGATACGGCGCCGGCGCGGGATCGCTCTCGCCGACGAAGTTTCCATATTGATCCTGTGCCATACCCGATGAGCATACCCCATGAGGAGCGCTGGCGGGCGGTCAGGCAGATTTTACTTCCGATGGAATATCTGTGACTTGCGACCCGCCATTATTGGCAGGTTCGGACACACGTCGCTCACGCCCGTCTGAGACCGGCGGGAACCCGTAATAATTGTTCTGCGTAGCCTTTACTGGAGGCTTGTCGCCTTCTTCCTCTGGCATGTCGAGATTGCGCGCAGTGGCGATGGCGACCTCACTAAGACGGGCAAGGGACATGCCGCACTGTGTAACGACGGTCAGGCAGGCAGCCCGGGTTCGGCCGTCGAAAGCTGGATCCTTGCTCATCTTGTTCGCGGTTTTCTGAGCCATCTGGATTTGCTCGGCGGAATTTGCGGCGTGGATGAGCAAGACTTTGCAGGTGATCCGGGTGTTGAGGTATGCCTTGGATTTTCCGTTGGCCAGAAGCCGCATTGCAGCCTTCTTCGTGAGCCCGAAGGCTTTCATCTGCTCACGGTCAGGCAGGCTGCTTGACATGTCCGCAGCCGCCGCAGCGTCGGCGGGTGGTTGCGGTTTGCCCACCGGATTCAAGCCCGCTGATTCTTGTGAGGTGGTCTGGCCATCCAAAACTGTCGTCTCCATTTGAGTTCTCTCGAAACCAGCAACCCTTCTCAGGAATGGCTGCCATGTGGACAACACTGCAATGACACCCCATGTCGCGCAAGTCTTTTGAAAGCGGGCTTCCGCAGGTTTTCAGCGTCGGGTGAAGAAACGGGCAACGAAAGCAGGTGCGCACGCGGCCGTAATAAATCCACTTCGGCGTGCTCACGGGCTCACGCGCCCACCGCAACCACGTCTTGAACGCGCCAGAGACGCGCGGCCAGCTTTCGAGAGGCCGTGAGAGCGAGAGCAGGGCGGCGATGAGCAGGGCGGCGCTGAGGCGCAGCTTGAGGCGCAGCCCGCGGCGCAGCCGATTACATCGGTATCGCAATGACCGAGCTTTCATTTTGGTTTTCGTCGCGGGACGTTCTCATCTGATTGATCATCATTTCTTCAAGCTCGTCGTAGGACTCGCTGGCAATGCAATACATCAGACTGTCGAAAGGGTGCTTGTGGACGCTGCCCTTCTGAATCGGCTGCAAGCCGCTCTTTCCGGGCCGCATTGACCGGCACATCTCGATCGTGCGCGGGCATTTGTCGTTGCTGAATCGAATGCGACCCTCGAACAAAAGCTTCCTCAAAAGCTGAATGCGCTGCTGCACGCTGCCCGGCCCGCGATCCGCGGCCCGCAGAACGACCGAGCCACCGGATGCCTCGTAGATGATTTGGTGGTACAGCTTTTTGTGGCGCGGCTCCTTGCGGTCGAACACAGATCGGTCGCTCCAGAATTCCCACTCAAAAGGTTTTCCCTCGCGATCTTCCCACCACTCCATCAGTTTCACAGCTTCCTCGGTGAAGTCGTCGAGGCTGTGGTCCTCACCCGTGATGACAAGCTCGTCGAGGACTTTGAAAATGGACTTCACAACTGCTTTTCCACTCGGCAGGTAAATCTTTCCCTCCGTCTTTTCAACGATGCAGAAGGCGCTGTTCACGCCGTCTCCGGGATCCCATCCGGTCGGCATTCGAGACGTTGACAGTTCGGGGACGAGGATTTCCGGGTCTGGATTTCCGGGAGTCTCGATCTCGCCAACGACATGAAACCTCGGCCTGAAAACCTTTGAGAAAAGGGCATCCGTGCTCGCTTGCTTCCATAGACCCTTGATGTACCGGTCGTGCAGGTCTGGATCGCTAGCATACGTCGCCTCCAACCGCTCGACGCGCGCCTTGGACAGAAATACGTTATCCGAAATCTGGAATTCGAGAAGACCAAGCGACGCCTTGTAGCTTTCGAGCGCGCTCTCCGAGAGGATCGGCAAATCCCGTTTGTTGGCGTATTGGCAGTATTCATCGTAGTTGAGCTTGGGAAGGATGAACCACTGGAAATAAATCCAGCTTTGCTCGCCATCGTCTGACGGGTTGGTATCGGCCAGAAACAGGAACTTGTCGTCGGTCAGGTGCGGCGCGCGCAGGCACTCGCTCCAGATGTCGAATGTCTTTTTCTCGCGGAAGTGAGAAAGCTCGGGGACATAAAGCGCGGTAAACTCACGGCTTTTGAAGCGGTCCTCGACCTCGCGCTCGATTTTTAGCGAGTCTAGTTGGAATTCAGAAATGCCGCCGAAGGAATTCGTGACGGAGCAGCACGGGCGCTTCGTGACGTTCTGCGTGTAAGGCTTCCGCGCCCATTTCATCCCCATGCCCGACTTGATCCAGCTTGGTATCGTGACCTGAGTGAGCGATTTCCAGACACCTGAGTCGAGGCCGGTTGACTGGCTGATGGCGCAAATTGAGATGTTCCCGCGATCAGTGCGCCAAGCGTGATCAGGCAGGCAGTGAAGCGAGCATTGAGTTTTACCGGTCAGACGTGGCCCTGAAAAGAGCACGAACTGCTTCCGCCGGCAAATCTCCATCCCTTCCTTTTGCTTTGGAGAGATACTGAACGCTTCTGGCATGGTGTTTGCGATTTCGGTTGCAGCGAGCCAATCTTGCTGCTTTAGTGCATTAGTAATAAACGCGCTACCCGGGGCGCACGCAACCGAAAACACTGAACCACACTGTCATTTATGGCAATTGCCAACCTCCAAACACGAAGCGCCGAAGGCACTGACCCCGGCGCCGTGGATAATCGACTCTCCCTCGATCCAAACGACCGGCGCTGGAAAAAGATGCTGGCGAAATGGGAAGATGGCGGGAGGTATCACGTCACCATCGGCGGCATATCATTGGAGATGGACCAACTTTCGCCGGGTGAGTTTGAGATTGTCGGCGGCGAGGCAGAGGAGGAAGTGGAGGGGGATGACGAGGAAGCCGCGCCAGCCAAGCCCAAGAGCTACGGCGGCAAGATGAACAAAGCCGTGCGTGGGATGATGGACGAGGAATGACCAATTCCACAAAAACTGCGCCAGTGAAAACCTGTCCTCAATGCGGCTCGGGCTTGGAGCAAGTGACTTACACCAACGGCGAACTGGAGATGCTTTCAGAAATTCCAAGCGACTCGTTTGTTATCGAAATACGCCAGCCAAAAACTCGCGTGATGATTCGCTGCAAATGCGGAATGAGGGAGCATCACGGTTGATCTTGCTGAACTAAAAAAACACGTGAAAGAACTCAAAATAATCGGACCAGCCAAAGTCCTCGGCGTTGAAAAATGCGGCTTGGGAAGCGGCGTGACGTTTGCCTGCCTGAAGCTTAAACGCCAATTCACCGCTGAAATTCGAGAAAGCCTTGCTCGTGGAGAGCGCGTCTTTGTGAGAGCGAAAACAAAGGCTAAAGCTGCGGCATGATCTCCCGACGATCACTGTTCAAGCGACTCACCGCGTTCGCTGCTGTTGTTGCGGTCGCGCCGCAGATTGCATTTTCAAGGCGATTTGAAGCGCTTCTACTTCCTGAACGACGTTTCGAGGTTGATTCCACATACTCTTGCGTAATCGTGCGCGCAACACCTGAGACAACGCTCCACTCGATGACGTGGAATGCAATGTTTCCAGAAGGCTGCCCCGTGGTCGAAAGCTTTTCCACATGAGTTACGACCTTTCGGAACTCAAAAAGCGCGGCGTCTCCAGCGGGGCATACAAGGAATTGTTCACGGCCCCTAAGAAATCGCCGAAGATTCAAAAGTTGGTTGACACCATTTCCCAGCGCATCGTGGACGGCCGCGAAGCCAATCTCGCCGACTACCGGCTTTACTGGGCGATCGACCTCGCGCATGAAACGCCATTCGCACAGACCACACCGACGCTCGTCAGCAACCTCCTGAGCAAAAATCTCGACGCGAAAGGGGTGCTCGACCAATTGGAATCGTGGGGGCTTTCCGAGAAGGAATTATTCCTGTCCGTAGATCAAGGCGACGGCACGGTCAAAAAATACCTCAACCCGCCGATCTTCTTTCAAATCCTCATCCCGATCGTGCGCGCGTATCACATGGCGAAGACGGCGCGCATTTACAACGAGCGGGACACGAGCCCGCTGTTCAAATACCGTCCGGCAAAAAATACTGACGCGAACCGGGTTGCCTGCGAAATCTGGACGGATATTTGCGACACGACCACACAGTGGTATGGCCACACCGAGTACCTTAAGCAGTTCATCCAGCAAATCCTGAAGTACGGGATTTGCGTCATGTTCCCGATGGAGGAGTGGCATTGCGAGAAGCAGGTTGTGGACGGGAAGTCACGCGTACAGAAGGAGGGTCTGCGCTACCACCTGCCGCACCCGACTCGCATGGGGATTGATCTTAACCATCCAGCGCCGACGATCAACACGGACACTGGCTGCGAATTTGGCTGGCACTGGGACGTGATGCGCTACGGCGACATTCTCGACAATCGGATGCTCTGGAATCGGAGCGCGATTACGTTCGGCACGAACTGGATGGACAAGCCGATGTACCGGCAATACTTCAACGAGGTTTTCCCGTGCCGGCTGAAGTTCCCGACACCGACGGATCCGACCGCAAAGCGCGAGGACAAGGCAGCATACTACGGCACGAGCCAACGTGATGCCGCGGTATTCAAGACGGAGTTTTTCTGGAAACTCATCCCGAGCAACTGGGGCTTGGGCGATTACAAGTACCCAGTATGGCATCGGTTCACGGTCGCCAGCGACGACACGATTCTTTGGGCGGCGCCGTGCGCGTACAACCCGATGATTTTCGGTGGCTATGATTTCGACGCGCAGGCCGGCACGCCTTCGAGCTTCAGCTTGGAGACCATTCCGTGGCAGGACCACCTTGGGAATATCCTGAGCCAGATGATCCTCACAGCGAAGCAGAACTTGGACAACACGATTTTCTACGACAAAAACATCGTCACAGAGAAGGACATCAAATCTCAGGAGAATCTGGGCGAGCGACGTTACCGTAGCCGTAACTATCTCGGGTACGACTCGCTGAAGATGGCCCGCGCTGGGCTCGACGTGAAGCAGGCGTTCTTCTCGCCGCAGTTCCAGTATCGCTCCATCGTGGAATTACAGTCCATGCTCAGCACAGCGCTGAACCTCATGGAGCGCGTGCTTCAGATCACGGCGCAGGAGACGGGTGCGGCAGCATCCCACTACCAGAGCAAGGAGGAGGTAGTAACGGTGAGAAACTCCGGGGACAGCCGGTTGCGATTCACGAGCTCGTCCATCGACGCAGGGCGCGACGCGTGGATGCAGCAACTCGTCGAGGCGAACCGGGCTTATCGGGATGACGAAGTGACGGCACAGGTGTCGGACAACACGCCGGGGTTGGACAAGATTTTGTTCGAGATGGGATTCAAGATCACCGGCGACGGTCCGTACAAGAAGCTGGTGGTTGGAAGGAAGTCGAGCATCCCCTACGTCGCGTTTGCGCGAACCAACGTGGATCCGAGCGAGAGCAATGATGCGCAGGCCGCGCAGGCCATCATGCAAGGCGTTCAAGTCATCGCATCCAATGCGGAATTCACGGCTGCCGTCGGCGTGAAGCGAATCATAAAAATGCTCGAACACGTCGTCAAATTGACCGGCGGGCCCGACGACTACGACTTGACCTCCGAATCTCCCGACCAGCAAGTGTCACCGGCGATCCTTCAGCAGATTGCGCCGATCCTCCAGCAGTTAAAGCAAACAATTGAGCAAGGCATCACTGAGAATGTCGCCAAGCCGGCCGCCGAGAGCGCAGCGAAGCAGGAGCAGGAGATTCAGCAGCTTCAGGAAACCGTCAAGCAACTCGAAGGCATTTACGCCCTCGCAAAGAACGCGAGCGATAAGGCGAATGTGAAAGCTGCGGAGACCGCTCAAAAGATTCAACTCGACGCGCAGGTGGCGCAGGCGGAGCAGCAGCGGCTCAATGAGGCCCAGATAGCCGAGCAGCAGAGGCTCGATACCGAGCACCATGCCCAGTTGGCGCGCGACGCTGAAAAGGCGCAGTTGGACGTCAGCATCGCCAGCACAAAAGCCGCGGTTGACGTTCAAAACAAGCAAGTCCTCGCGGCAGCCAATGCCGATGCTGCGCGAGTTAAAGCGGATGCTGCGGCGAGTGCGAAGCGAAAGACGGCGAAAGCTTCCGCCAAAACTGGCGACTCCTCATCATAATTCCCTTGCCGCTCCGTGAGATTGGGTGCATATCCAAATTGATGATTGAGTTGATTCGAGAACGTCTCGCCGCCCCACAAGAAGCCAAGCTGCGTCAATGGCTTGCCAAACCAGAAGCCGACCTGCTCCGAAAAGTCCTCGCCGCTGAATGCCAGTTCGCTCAAAGCGCCGCGCTTCAACAGGCGCTTCACGCCAAATCCGGAGATGTGAGCGACCTACTGTCTCGCGCCGAGATGGATACAGCCGCCGAATACGACACAGCTTTGAAGATTATTGAGGCCGCCATCACCAAGCCGATCGAAGAACACTTTCACATTGCGAGACTGAAAACCACCACCGACAATGCCAACACCACAAACGAACCCACCGATTGACCCAGCCAAGGTAGCCGCAGAAGCCGAGGCGAAGAAAAGGGCCGGCGAGAAGCCGCTCGGTGAAGATTCGCCGTCAGCCAAATTCATGCGCGAGGTCGTTGGCGTTCAGCCGAAGAAGGTTGATCCGAAGAAGAAGCCGGACCCAGAGGATGGAGGCGAGCCCGAGCCGAAGCCGGCACCAAAGAAGAAACCTGCCGCGCCGCCAGCGCCAGTCATCGACGAGGATAAGCTCGGAGCCGCAATCGGCCGGAGTCTTGCTGGCCACTCGAAAAGCGATGCCGCTGAGAAAGCCGAGCGCGCTCAAGCCGAGCAGAATAAGCCGGCGCTGACGGCAAAAGAGGAGAAGGAGGCGCGCCGCATCGCCGTACTTGAGCGCATGGAGACCGCGAACCCGGAGCGCTACAAAGGTCTGTCCGGCCGCTACAAAACAAATCAGGCGACCCTCAAGAGCCGTGTGACCACTTGGGAGAAGGATCACCCGGGAGAGAGCTATGCGGACATGCTGGAGGCTTACGAGGCCGACCCTGATAGCCATCCGGAATTCGCTGAGGAGGCCAAATTCGCAGACGACCTCGAATCGCAAGCCGAGTGGGATGACGAGGATTACGAGGATGCCCGGGTCGATTTGCGCGCCGATAAGAAGCTGGAGGAGAAGCTTGCGCCGCGCGAGGCCAAGCTCGACGAACGACTTTCAGAGGTCGAGCGCGCGGAGGCGGTGCGCAATTCAGCGCGCGAACTCGCCGACGTGGCGTATGCCGCCGGCAACGATTGCTGGAAGGCGCTTGGAGACGAATTCTCGGAAGTCGTGAAGAAGGACGGATCCATCAACCTCGAAGCCCTTTCAGCGATCAACAAAGCCGACCCCGTGAAGCACGATATTGTTGTGAGCGCCGCGAAGTTTGCAGAACTGGGCGCCATGAAGATTCACATGCTCGCGAACGGGTTGGAGAAGAACAACCCAGAGAACCCCCAGCATGTTGCAGTGAACCAATTCGCCTACGACATGGAGCAACGGATGCTGGCGCGTTCAGAGGAGGACCGGACTGATGATTCAGGCAGATCGTTCTGCACAAAGCAGCAGTACTCAGCCATGACACCAGAGCAACGGAAACGCCACTGGGTATTCTCGGTGGACGAGTTAAAAGCCCTCTGGGTGCATGACGTCGCCAAGCGGGCCAAGGCGGATTTGCAAGCGGAAGATGAGAAATTCTCAAGACGAGCCAAGGCGCGGGGCTTGATTCGGGACGACGAAGAACCCACAGCACGGACAACACGCAAGCAATCAGCACGGCACAACGAAAGCGAAGAAGACGAATCTGCGGGCGATGACGACGCAGACAAGCCGCTATCGCCGGCCTTCTCGCTATCGCCAAAAACGTCAGCCGGAAAGAACGGCGGGCGAGGCGGATCAGGAAATGCGGTGGATAGTTTCGTCAAGTCTATTTTCGGCTGATGATGTTCTCGTAAGCCAAGGCGCGTCGCCGAGGCATTAACGAGAACATCATTATGGCCACGATTGACAACAACCTCCTGTTGACGGAGAACGCCTTTTCCAAGTGCGCGCCAAACATTTCAACCAACCTTCGGCAGTGCGGATCCGTCGCGCTCTGTAACGCCCGCCCGCTGACCTCCGGCGATCTTGAGTCGGTGTACGCCAAATCCGGCGAATACCGAGTCATGGAGCATTTGCTCAAAAGCCAGATGGAAATCAAATCGTGCGAGGCGAAGCAGAACGGCCTCTACGACTTCCTGATGGCGAACAAGGTAAACATATCCGGCAAGCGCGTGCCCATCGGTGGCAGTTCTGCGCTCATGCGGATTGCCCCATTCATCAACGCCCGCCAATTCTCTCCGATCAACAACGAGTATTGGCTGTTCGCTGGCGGCAACGCCAGCGGTGGAAACTGGGAGGTTTCCGTCACCAGCGCCGGCAATGTGCCGCTCGACGTTCGCAGCTTTCCAATTGGAATAAATGTGTTCCTGAACTCCGCCGGCAGCGGCGGCGCCGCGAGCCGCACGGCGTGGAAGGTAGTAACGGCGACACTGAATGGCGCCGCTATCGACCTCGTGCTGTCGTCTCAAAACAGTGAGTCCAATCTCGACGCCTCGAAGCTGGATTTGACGCCGACTGGTGGCTACCTCACGCGCGGCAACAACAACGTGGACGACTTCGAGAAGGAGTGTCAGGAGAAGCCTGCCTACAACACGAAGAAGTTGATTCAATACTGGATCAAGACGCGCCGCTGGAGCATGTGCAAGTCGAGCGCTTACGACGAATGGCGCACTCTGATGCTCTCCAACAACCCGCTGTTCCGTGAGTTCGGCGACGTGCCCGACGTGGAGCGCAATCGCCAGTTGGCGATGGAGTTTCAACGCGCCGAAGTTCAGGACTTCTTTTGGGCGAAGCCGCTCGAAAACCAGAACGTCGCCACGTATGACCAGTTGGACGACATCGAAAGCTTCGATGCGACCGAAGGCAGCACGATTACTCCAGCGCTTGGTGTGGACGGTGGCATCTGCGTCGGCAAGCGCGCGGAGCCGGTAGGTGTTTATGAGCAGTTGGCTGAGTGTGACCGAGTAGTGGATTTGCTCGGCGAGCAGTTGAACCTCATCGCCCTTTTCCACGCGTTCTACGACATCATCCGGATTCGCAATGCGCGCGGGGACAACAATAAGCAGATCGATGCGTTCGTCGATACGACGACCGCTGAGTGGATTAACCGAGCGATGATCAAGTATTACAGCGCCCGCGCCGAAGATCACAATGGCGAGGCGATTCTGCGGATCAACGCTGACGCCGGCCCGTTCGGTGTTCAGAAACAGGCGGAGTTCGGTTTCCTTTACCGGAGCTACAATCTCCACTGGCCGGCGGGTGTTGTGTTCAACGTCCTGACGCACTATGCCTTCGACGACGAAATCGCGGTTGCGGAGTTTGCCGGAATCGGCGACACGGCCCGTCGCCTTTGGGTGCTCAACTTCGCCGGAATCTACCCCGGCATCATGGCCAGCAATCGTCTGGTTCAAAACACGGGAGATTTGAAAGCGCTCGCGTCTGTCCACGCCGACTTCGCCTGCGTGATGAAGGTTCACACGCGGCAGCAGACTCTGATGAGCGTCACCGGCACTACAATCGTGGAATGCCCGGCAGAGAACTTGATCTTGGAGAATTTTGCAGAGGGCTTGCCGAATCACGAGGAGATCAACGGATTGCGGTATCCGGCCACGAGCACGACCACGACCACGCCGTCGTAATCCCGCAGTCCCGTTCACTGAGAGGACAGATATGAATTCGTGGGCGGGGGAGTGATAAACTCTCCCGCCCTTCTCACACAAAACCACCAACAAAAACACACCAAACACCATGAATGGAACAGAGACACTGGACGCTGAGCAGCCTGCCTCAGCGCCAACGGTCAATTTGCAGGCTGAATCCCACACACCGACGATCGAGTTCATTTTCTTCAAGAAGGTCTTGTTCTCGACCACTTATTACGTCAACGGGAAGCCGGTTCAATTCGAGCCCCTCGACCGAAACCTCGGCGTATTGAGGATTGCCGCAAACGATCCTGTGTCATCCGCGCTCACTGCTTCAGCGCGCGCCAACGGCGGCAAAGGCCGCGGCGGCATCGTTGCGATTGACGAGCTGACCTACGAGGACTTAAAAAAAAACCTCCCATTCAGGTCGCCCGAGCCAAAATCATCGCAGCAAGGGCTGCGCGTGGCGCCGACAATGCCACCAAAAAACCAAAAGCCGCTCCAACGGGGAGACGGCGGTGTTGTGGTGGCTAAGCCATTCGCGCGAGCGCATCCAATTTCCAGCGGTGATGGTGTCGCCGTTGGTGGTGGCGGGACGGTTGCCGACTCCGGGAAAGCGGCAACCGATCCCGTTCCCGCGCCTGACCATCACGGCGAGTTCCACCCGGCGACTGGCAGGAAGCACATCAAAATGCCTGTCATCAAGAAAGCTGCTGGCCGGTCACTGGTGAGTCTGACACCGACCGAGGATTAACCATTGCCACTGACGTTCCTCCAATTCAAGACCGCCGTTCGCTCGCGGGTGTTCCCGGCCGGCGAGGCGCGTAATTTGAGGATCGCGCACGACAAGTCCATCTTGGACGCGCTGGTGGACCTCCAGCGTTGGGTTGAATGCCTCCAGAACAACAACACGCACATCGTCCCCCACTGCGCCACGTATTTCAACTGCGGCCTGACATCGTTCGACTTCCCGCGCGCGCGCATCATGAGACTATCCGTGATCGACAAGATCAACCCGGAGACGGGCCGAGAGGATCCTGAGTCTCCTGACGATTATTGTTCAGAGATCGAATACCAGCAGGTGGATCCGTGCCACATACGGAATTGGCTTGGTCGGTCACGTGAGGCTGGATGCTTTGGGTTCACGCTGTCCGGATTCTTCGCGATTCCAGCCGGCCTCTGCGGAAACAAGAACACCGTGCCAGTGCCAACCGACGAGGGCGTGCCAGCCGGTCTGCCAGCGCTCCAACTTGGCTACAAATACCCACAGGCTTCCACGGACTCCGATTTTGGACGTGCGCAGGCGGGAGTGTGGGCCGTCGAGAACGGACGCGTGCTGGTTGCGCCATGGCTCCAGACAACCGAATCGGCATTGCTGCGATGGAACGGCATCAAACGCGACTGGGTGGACGCAGACCTCGTTGATGATGATCCGGGACTGTTTCGAGCCGTCGAGTTGTTCCTGCGCTGGGAGCACGCTCGTGACTGGGATCGCGACGCCAATGCCGCGAGCCTCTACGAGCTCGAGTACCGCAAAGCTCTCTCGGAATTGATGTATGACTGCGCCGAAGAAAACCGTGTGCGGTCCTGCGAATCCGAACGTGATGGCGGCTCTGGAGGCGCGCGCGGCATCGCCCCGGTGGTCAAGCTATTCTACAATGACCAGCAGCAGGCCACGGCGACCTGCCCGGCAAATCAGACCGGAGAACCAGTTACGGTTATTGTGCCGGCGGAAACGATCGCCTCGACGATTTCAAAAGGAGACGCGAATCAGAAGGCGATCGACCAAGCCCGCGAGATGGCTCAGGCGCAACTCGATTGCCAGACGCAAGATGTGATTTACTACAACCGGGCAGTGGTCGGCCACGCGAGTTGCCCGGCGGCAAGCGGCGACACTCCGGCAGCGGCTGGCGATAACGTGTCCGTCAGCATACCTGCCGGCGGGCCCGGGCACGGATACAGTTCGACGGTCAGCGAGGATGCTGCTACAGAAGATGCTCAAGATGCCGCCGACGAGCTTGCCGCGGCCCAACTCGCCTGCACGTTTTACAACGCGCCGCAGACGGCGGACGTGGCCTGCGAGGATGATTCGAATCCTCAAACCTACACCGTGGCAGAAAGCACGTTCAGCGCAACGACGGCAGAAGGTGGGCAAGCCAAGGCGAACCAACTCGCCTACGAGGAAGCGCTGCGTCAGGCGACATTGCTGCTTGCGGGTCTCTGCCCGGATCCGGTTCAGGTGTTTTGCAATCAAGACCGCGGCACCCTAACATTCTTTGTTGGCTGTTACGTCGCCCCATCAAACCGAACATGTAGTTTGGAAATCAGGGTCTCTGTCCCTGCTGGAGTCGTTACTGCCTCCAATCAGACGGCCGCAAACAACTTAGCGGACAGCATGGCGCAAGTTAAGGCGAACCAGTTCGCGGCGACGCAATGTCAGATTCTCCAATCTGGAAGTCCGAGCGACCCGTGCCCCGAGCAGGTCGGGCAGCATTTCAACACCAGCCTGACACCGCTGCCAGATCAGTCCATTTGCAACCCACCATGAACCTTGGGCGCATCAGCACCATTCAGTGCGTAAACACGCCTCCGCCGCCCGATACAAGGTGCGACGACCTCGCGTATGCTTTGGCGCACCCTGACCTTTGCCCGGCTGAGGAGCGCTTCATCATCAAGCCGGGCGTCTCCTTGATCTGCGAACTCGGAAGCGTCTCATTCCGCGCGTTCACGGTTATCAACGGCGCGGAAACGGATGTCACTTCATCTACGATCTTCCAAAGCTCGAACGGGGACGTTGCGCTAATCGGAGCAACAACCGGAAACGCGACCGGTACCGGTGCTGGCTCGGCCACGATTACAGCCACCTACCAATCGCAGACAGCGCAGGCGGAAATCACGGTAATGTCTGGCGCGGATTGCTGCGACGACCTGACGGTTGCGATCATGGTTCTGGTGGACCAAACCCGGTCCATGTCCCAGCAGTTCTCCTCGTCTTACACGAAGAAGCTCGTGTTCGCAAAAACTGCGGCAACGGCTCTGATTGAAAGCGTCAACGAAGACAAGGATTTGGTCGGTTTGGCCCGGTTCACGAAGGAGCAAGCCACGGTTCTCTCGCCGCCAATATCCGACAAGGCTGCTGTCGCCGCGCTCGTGCCTCAGATTCTACAGACGCAGGACGACACGACGTTTTACGATGCGCTCGCGGCAGCCATCGACTCTCTCAACGCGACGACGGCAGACCGTAAGCTGCTGGTCCTGATTTCCGACGGCGAGGACACGACGCCCAGCTACGTCGAGTTTCCGAACCCAATCCAACTCGCCGACGATTTCAAATCGGCTGGTGGAATCATCGTGGCGTTGGGTGTGAGGGCTCACGGCGCCGGCTACAACCTTCTCTCGGGAATTTCTACGGGAGGATTCTTCGTCAACGCGTTCCAAGCCACTGAGGACGCCGCGCTCGATTACGTCGTTGCGCTCAAGGGGTATCTTTGCGCCGGAAACTGCACGCCGGCCGGAGACGAGGTTGAAAACCAAGGCACGCTCGCATTCACGGATTTGCTGAAATGGGATATCTCGGGAGGCGGGTCGGTTGATTTATTGGGAAACGGCTTCTTCGATTACCTGCCCGGAAACGGCCTCTATCTCGATCTGGTTGGAAGCGGCACGCCGGCCAACCCGCTGTTGATCACGAAGGATTCATTCGCCGTGGCTGCCGGCGAGGAATACCGTGTCGTGCTGAACATGGCCGGCAACCACGTTTTCGCAGACTCGCTTGCGACGGTACAAATTAAGGTTCGCAGCCAAGATTCCGCGGACCTTTGGATTCAGAATATCCTGATTGAAGACTATTTGAGCGGGTTTCACGACTACCTTTTCACGTTCATCCCGCCCGTTGAGTGCATGGTGAAGATCGAGGTTCAGCAGATTGCCTCGATTGGGTTTCCGATTCCTGACCCGGATCAAATGTCCGGCATCTTAGTGAACTCCGTGACCCTGAGCAGTGTCACGCACGGGACGATCCTGTTCTCGGACAACTTCGACTCCGAGAACCCAGTGTATGTCGGGCCTCAATGCGGCCAAGGCACCATCCCGCAGGAGATTGGAACGGATACGAACTCCCTCACGCTTTTCGGCTCCGGGACCGCCGATGTAAATGGAGAATATACCAAGGTCAGCGAGACCGAGTGGACTCAAGCCAGTGGAGGCACAAACCAAATCATCTTCAGCGAGGATAGTGGCGCATGGGAAATTCGCGACTCGATGGCGTCCGTGCTTTACACCTGCGCACCGAATGATTTCCCAGTCGGAGAGTGGGTTCCAGTTTCGGGAGACCCAACCGCGCCGGTTGGCGAGTACGCGACGCTGGTTGGCTACGCTTACGGTTACAACTGCTACGGCGACGGTTGCCTCGATACTCCGCCAGTGGCCCAGCTTGAAGACCCGAATCCGCTGCCGATTTTGGAGGCTGGAAATGTGCCGCCCGGAAACTTCACATCAACTCAAACTGGTTGCGCTTCGTGCCCCGATGGCTACGTCAACTTCGGCCCGGAACTGTCTGGTGAAACGCTCGAATCCGGAGAACTCGGCAATGCGGAATACCAGACAATTGTCAGACTCGATACCGCGACGGCAGTCAGGCGATACCGTGTCACGTTCAACCGAATTTGGAATCCGAGCGGATTTTTCCCGTATTCGACGATGTTCTTTCAGGGGTCATTTGACCGGGTAACGTGGTTCCCGCTGGACTCGACTATCCAGCGGTTCGTCATTCCCGGACTGACGGCGGCATACGAGCTTCCAGCCGCCTCTGACGCCTACCTGTACTACCGAATCAGCCTTGGACCGGGATTCCCAAGCGCCGACGGAAAGGTGATGGCGTTGTCCCTGTTCGGCGACGTCGAAGCTTTGGCGTGCGCTGAGAGCGATGGCGAGGGAAGCAGCCAATCTGCCGCAGATAACGATGCCATAGCCAAAGCTGAAGCGCTCGCAAACGCAGAGTTGAATTGCATGTTCCGATACACGGCGACCGCGACGTACGTCGCCACTTGCCCATTTGGAACATTCGGAGAGTCGTCGTCGAGCGCCGTCGGCCACAGTTTTAACAGTGCGGACGAGGCCAGAATAATGGCCGAGGATGCCGCGCGGGAAGCTGCGGAGGATGCGCTGGTCTGCGTGGACGAGGAAGGCAACTTCATCGCCGGTGAAGACGAAGACGATCCGATTGGCGGTGAAGGCGGTGAACCCTTCCCAGACTGATTTTGATTTATGAAAAACACAATTTTGAAACTTGCAACTCTTGCACTAATGCTATCGTTTGGACTGCCTGCTTCTGGGCAGTTCCGGCGCACATCAGACGGTGCAAAGTATCCGTACACAACCAACCTTCTTGGGTCGGACGTGTTCATCATCGGGCGCGTGGGTGAGACAAATTACAACCTGTCGTCGAGCAATCTGTTCAGTCAATCCCAAACACCTTGGCTCAGCGACATCAATGGAGCGCTTTTTTCCCTCACGAATGTCGCGCGGTTAGACAACGGATCGAACGCGCTGTCAACCGTCGGAAAATTCTCCCATGCAGAAGGCGGAAGAACTCGTGCGGCTGGTGTTTTTTCGCACTCGGAAGGATTTGGAACCGCCGCCAATGCCTCCGGTTCTCATGCAGAGGGAAATGGGAACACGATAAATTCTCCAGCGATCTACGGGCATGTGGAGGGAGAATCAAACGTCGTCAACGGGAGGTCGGCTCACGGGAGCGGTCTAAACACGCGCGCGGCCGGAGATTACAGCATTACTACCGGGATTGAGGCAATTGCCGGCGCGTATGCCTCTCAGGCACACGGACAAGGCACGGCTTTAGGTGAGTATTCTTACATATGGGTCGGCACGAACACCGGGAGCTCGTCGGAACGTCTTTACACCAACGATGTGTACGGACGGTTTCAGGTCGAAGCTCCAACAGGCGGGATAGTCTTGAATGGTCAGGTTTACGGAAACGCGATCGGCATGTCGAACGCACTCGACCTCATCCCCGGAAGCAACATCACGATTGGCACCAACGCCAATGGGCGTGCATGGACGATTTCATCAACCGCATCCGGATCCGGAGGGTCTGGCGATTCGGCGTCGGGAAGCTTCACGAACTCGTCGGTGATAACCATTTCCGAATCCGGAGACGCAACCCCGTATCCGTCCAGCATTGTCGTGTCAGGAATTGACGGAACGATTGTCTCAATGAGCGTCAGCATCAATGGGTTTAGCCACAGCGTTCCAAGCGACGTTGTGCTGGTGCTGGTCGGACCGGACGGGCAGCAGATTAAACTGATGGACGGGTGCGGGAGCGACTCACTTGCTCCGCCCGCATACGCGAACATGGTGTTTACGACTTCCGCCACCGAATTTGTCCCGGAGGCGACCATCACAAACGGAACATACCGCCCGACCTCTCGCGACGGAACCGCTGCCGGAACGCCTGCCAACGGTCCTTACTCAACGAACTTAAGCGTGTTCAACGGGACGATTCCAAACGGCTCTTGGGGGCTGTACGCCACCGACGTTGTGTCTTTGGACGGTGGATGGATCACGAACTGGTCGCTGACATTCAACGGGTCTGCCGCGTTCACGAATGAGATTTTCTCGTACAACCTTTCAGCTTCAACTCTGGTCGGCGCAACCAGCGTCACCCTCGACCGGCCGGCGGCGTTCCCGGCTGGAACGGCTGGCAGGGTTTACGTTGGGTGGGGGACAACGAATGCCGAAATCCGATCCGTGAGCACGGTTTCAAGCGCCACAGCGTCATTCAATATCTCTCTGGCAAGGGCGCACACAGCAGGCGAGAGGGTGGTCTGGAACGATCAAGGCGAAGTGTATCCAACCGCGTTCAAAACATCTCCCGGAATCGGTAACAACTCCGGTTACGAAATGCTGAAGGGGATGAATGAAGCGGGGAATGCTGGAGTGATTTACAACGGAGCCGGTAGCGCAATATCGGGTGGCGTGCCTCTGGTGATTCCGAATAGCACCCGGTTGAGAAATATCCAGATCAACGCCAATTCTTTGACACCACAAGGGAACACAAATGCTTACCTGTTAGGCTCCAGACAGGGCGCACGAAACGCTTTCACTGCCAGCGCGAGCACGGATGTTATCACCGTGCCTGCGGGATGGCTTCCGCCCGGATCGCCATCAAACGCGGTTGTGGTGTTTTACGACATGGGCGCTGGAACACTCCCGTCGCCGCTGACGAACGGCATCCCGTATTACGCCGTGACCAGCTCGGCAACCGCGCTCACGATCAAAGCCAACGTCGCCGACTCGACGCGCATAAACCTGACAACCGACGGCTCTGGATTCATGGATTCGGAGGCTTACAGTCTAGTCAAGGTTCACATCGAGGATGTGTACGTCAACGGCCAGATTTACACCAACATCGGCGGTGTTCAAATGAACGTACAGCAACAGTCCCACATCAATAATTTGCGCATCGGAAACGTGCGGCTTGGACTCCGGCTTTACGGACAGCAGGCGCACTTTGCAAACCTCGAAATCGGGCCCTGTGAAGTCGGAATAGATATGCGAGCGGCTGCCGGCGATGGTCAAGGGGCGCTCTTCATGTATTTTTTTACGCTGAACATCGAAGCGTGGTCGCAGAGCGCGCTCATTCTTGGCGGCATCAACAATCACATTATCGGCCTTCACATGGAGGGCGGCACATCCGAAACAGAACCAGTCATTGATGGGACGCGAGAGGCATCTCACATCGTCATCGACAACTGGACGCTGGGTTCATTCTCAAAAACGAACGACATTTTCAGGATGGGAACTCCAACGGTTGACGGCATCAAGCCAAGCTACGACATTCGGGCTGGCACGGTTACGGCCGCAACAGTTGACAACGGGATGCTTGTCCTCAACGACCAGCGAAGAGGACACAAGATCAAAATTTACACGACAACTAACGATGCGAGCGGAACTGGCACGCGGCACATCGGGAGGTTTTTTGCCCCTCCAATTCCAGATGCGGAGCTAACTCCAAGTATGTATGGCGGGGAAAGCTGGCTTGCTCAGGGAGGGGCAGTTTTCACTGGCCCACAACAGCAAATTTATGAGCCGTTTTTGTACGCCAGAGCAGGAACGAATCAGCAAGGCGCAATCTTCCAAGCTGTGCGATCGGACTTCACTTTTCGCTCTGGGTTTGGAACGAACGGCGACCTGATTGCACCGTTGATCATCGTCTGGGATAGCTCGACGAATGGAATAACGCTTTCGTATCCATACACTGCTTCCAGCTACGTGATGACTTCGGATGTTGGCGTGACCGGAATCATCGGAAATATGGCCGGCTTCCCCTCATCGGGAACATTCTCGCTGACCAACAGTGTTGGCACGAATTGCACGCTTCGCACTCACGCGTCGATCATCTCGTACGGCGGAGCGATCACGAACAACTCCTTCGTCATTCCACCGGGCCGGAAGGGCAAGGTGGCGTTTGATTTCGAGACCGGAACAAACTGGGCCGCCACGCTACAACCGTGAAAAAGATACTTCTCGTTTTTGCGCTCATCGGGTGCTGGATCGCTTCAGCGCAATTCAGCTTCCATAGTCCGTCGTTCGTCGGATCGCTTAAGGTCGGCATTCCGCGCGTGTTTTACACGCCGCCAGCTACGGATTTCAACGCGTTGGATTATTTGAATCGCGGCGCGGGGCTTACGGGGGCATCTGATGGCAAGGTTGGGATTGTCGCGTTCTGGATAAAATACCACAACGATAGCGAGGTTGATACTCCAGTGTTCATCGGGAACTACCCCGCTGGTGGATTCTCACAGTCTGGCATCGTAGTTTATCGTGGTGCGCAGGCGCGCATGTTCGTTGATGGTTACAACTCCGCCGGATCGGTAATTCTCAGGCGGAAAACCCTCTCCGGAGGCGCGTTCTCGTTCATCGTGGCGAATGGATGGATGCACTTCATGGCGTCTTGGGACTTGGCGGCCGGCGTCTGCCGGGTGTACATCAACGGCGCCAACGCCGAGGATTCGGAGTCCGCGGTGACGACGGACGACACACTCGATTACACGCAGTCTGATTGGGCCTTTGGCGCGTTTCAGGACGGGACTCAGAAAATGAACGCGTGCGTCTCCGAGTTCTACCTGAACATGGCGGAGTTTGCGGACTTGAGCGATTACTCGACGCGGACGCGCTGGTACAACGACGGCGCTGTGAATCTTGGGTCGGATGGCAGCACTCCAACCGGCACGGCGCCAATCGTGTTTTTGAAGAATAGCTCAGCGACTTTCCACATCAACGCTGGCACGGGAGGCGACTTCACTGTGACCGGAACTTTGACGGCGTGCTCGGACACGCCGCACTGACTGACATTTTTGGCAGTTTGATTTGACTTCGTTTTTGAGGCGGGGTAAAAATTGGACTCATGACTCGCAAACAAAAATCCGAACGCGCCAACAGCCGGCGCAAATTCTTCAACTCTGGAAAGCCGCATTGCCCGCATTGCGGTTCAGTGTGTGGCACTTATTACGATACGGAATTCGGGATTCACCGTAGGAAGGCGTGCCCACTTAAGGCTTGTCCGAGATGAGCGAGGACGCCACGCCAGACCCGATTCAGAAAATCATCGAGCAGCACTGTGCTGAACTGATGGAACATTGCGATGCGTGTCGCATATTCGTTTCCCGAAACGACAGCGGCAAGCAGGAGACGGCTGGAAATACCACCGGAGGGGGAAATTATTACGCGCAGCTTGGGCAGATAGAACAGTGGTTGATAAGCCAGAGGCAGCATGTGAGAAACGAGACGCCCAAGGACGACGAGGATTGACATGGCCGCGCTTCTGGCTATCTTCGTCGCGTTGATCGGATTAGTCCCCGATGAGATCGCAAATTCAAATCTTCACCCGCCGCCGAATGGCGACGACGCCCCGTTGTTGCGGACTAACTTTTGGTGCGCGGGTGATTTTGATGGAGGTCATGTGGAACTCGAAATTCTCACTGGTAGAAGATTTGGAAAACTTGTTGTGATGGAGTATGCAGGAAAGGCTCCGTCGCGAGCTTCGTTGTGGAAGTGCGTTTGCGATTGCGGCGCAGAAACAATTGTTAGGTCTGGATGCCTCAAGAGAGGAACAACCCTTTCATGTGGATGCCTTGGAAGGGAGCGCTCCACCGCGCGGTTAAAAACTCACGGCATGTCAGAAACCAGAGAGCACAACCTCTGGATGGCGATGAATGATAGGTGTTATTGCAAGGGTTCGACTCCGTATCAGAAATACGGTGCTGTTGGGATTACTGTATGCGACAAGTGGAGGTATTCATTTGAGAACTTCTTTGCCGACATGGGGGTTTGCCCGCCGGGATTAACACTCGACAGGCGGGATGGAAGAAAGGGGTATTCTCCGGATAATTGCCGATGGGCGACTGTGAAACAACAGGCCAATAATCGCCGAAGCAATATCCGAGTGACTTGGAATGGCGTCACTAAAAATGTGTCCGAGTGGTCAGCGGTTGTCGGAATTGATGCGTCATTGCTCAATTGGCGGATTAAGAACGATTGGCCAGTGGATATGGCAATGACACATAAGCCAGCGATGGGGAATAATCGGAGACCGAAGGCTTGATCACGATGCCGCGAATCTCCGCACTCTGCGTCACTGCCGGCCGAGTGCCGCAACTGAACGAGGCAATGCATTGCTTTCTGGCTCAAGACTGGCCGAACAAGCAGCTTGTTATCGTAAACACGCTCGCCTCGCAAACTCTCGAAGGCGATTTTCCGAACGTGAAGATCATCAATTTGGAGGCCAGACCAATTTCCTTGGGATCCGCTCGCAACATCGCCGTGCGGAACTCTGATGGGGAAGTTCTAGCCAACTATGATGACGACGATTTGTACGCCGACGACTTCCTTTCCACGTTTGCGGCTCATTTCAAGGAAGGTGTGGAGTGGGTTTTCCATCCGCTTCAGTTTTACTCGGAGGCCGGGCTGATTCGGAAGATTGTTCCGGGGTCGGCCAACGTCCTCGCGTTTACTAGACGCGCTTTTGAAACGGTGGGCGGCTATCCTGAGGAGATGAGCGTCGGAGAGGACCGGGCACTTGTCGGTAAGATCACCAGTGGATTCACGGGCGTCCGCATTCCACAAGAGGGTTTCGTCCCAAAATTTCTTTATGGGTGGGCCAACTCTGTCTGGCACATATCCGGCCAAGGCGACGACAAACCCGGTCGCGCCACGGCATGGGAGCGATCTCGCCTCGACCTCGAGCGCCGCATTCGCAGCGGCACGGTCAAAACTGGCAGGATTGTCCTCGCGCCCCACATTAAAGTGCCGCCAGCCGAGCGCATTGCCACATTCCTTGCGTCCAAACAGCATTTGGCGACCATTTCGCCCGGAGAAACCCTGCGCGCGTCCAATGTCAAGCTGGTCCACGCCGTCGAGCGACACGAAGAACCGACAAATCGTCGCAAGGAACAGGCGTGGGATTCGTGGAAAGCGATCTACGCTCAGGGAGTCGTGCCGAGCCACTACTGGAAATACGGCCGCGACGCCACCAGCATTGGCGACAAGCGCAAACTGCCGTTCCTTAAAGACGTGCTCGCTTTTGCGATGGAGAATGCCAACGATGACGACGTAGTGTTTCTGACCAACGACGACATTGTGATCCATCCCCAGCTTCCAGACCGGTTGCTTCGTCACGTTCTCGCGCATGGCCCGTGCTCGTCGCAACGGTGCGAGTTCCGCGGAAACATTCCCAAGCTGACGCTGCCACCAGAGCAGATCGCATCGCTTGGCCGTCTGCACATGGGGCGCGATTTGTTTGCTGGCACGAAGCGATGGTGGTTGTCGGTGTGGGAGCAGATTGGAGACCCAGTGCTTGGGGCTTCGGATTTTGATTTGCACCTTGCCTGCCTCATCCGAAAACATCACGGGATCGAGAGCACGCGCAAGAACCTCGAACAGAACCTTCACCCAGCGGAGTTGCCGCGTGGATTCCTGATTCATCAATTCCATGTGCCGGCGTGGGCCGACCGGCGGAATGTCTCCACGGCGGCCTCTCAAAAGCACAATCGTCTGGCCTTTCGAAAGTGGTCAGCGGAGCACCTGCCAGCATTGGCATTTCACGCTGGCAACATTGTATGAAAATCCGGGTCGTATTTCCGCTTTGCCAAAAAGACGGCAAGCTCCTTTATGAAAATCTGAGATGGCAGACGGAATTGGACGGCCGGAAAGATTTCGCCTGCATCATCGCCGTCGAGTCAGGAACCTCGTCTGGACTTGTTGATATTTGCACAAAAGAGGCAGCGAAGTCGTATTCAGACGTCGCAACATTTTTCTATCCGCGAGCCCCAAAGCCGAAATGGCCGAACGCCCCGAATTGGGTGTTCCAGCACACCGCCCGCTTTATGCATCGCCAAGGCGATCCGTGGTTTTGGATGGAGGCGGATTGCCTCGCTTTGCGCCCCGGGTGGTTGACGATCTGGAACGAGCGATACTTTTCCTCTGGAAAGCCGATCATGGGGTGCATTGTGCCGCAACTGGGTCACTGCAACGGAACCGCGGTTTATCCCGCAAATTTTCCACATTTGAGCCGCAAGGCAATGACCTGCACGGACGTTGCTTGGGATGGGTTGATGAAGCCGGAGACGATCCACCTTACCGAGAACGCGCCAGACTTGATGTGCCATGTGTGGGGCGTGAAGAACGGCAAGGCTTTGCCTTTTAACGGCGACCCGGCAGTGTTCAAATCTCAGGCCGACGTGGACGCATGGGTGGATCCGAGGGCCGTCCTATTTCACCGATCCAAAAACACCACGCTCATTGAGCGATTAAGAGAAAGAAAACACCAATGCAAACCACAGTCATTCACCACTCCGCTGACTACGACGGAATTTTCTGCCGAGAGATAGCGCGCAAGTTTCTTCCCGACGCCGAATTGATCGGATGGGACTTCTCCGATCCGCCGCTGGCTCTTAATCAAGAGTGCATCGAGAAGGCGGGCCAGATTTACATTCTGGACTTGCCAATAGACAGGCCGTTCGGATTGAAATTTGGAAATCATCCCACCATCGAGCCGCTGGCCGTTGCGCTGCCATTGACTCGCATCGTCTGGATTGACCATCACAAATCCTCAATCGAGACGCACCCGACCAGCATTCCCGGATACCGTATTGACGGCGTGGCAGCGTGCCGGCTCGCGTGGCAGTGGCTTGCCTTTGATGAGCCTCGTGATGATTGCCACCTTCCGTTTAAGCAGTCTTTTATTGATCGCATCGTGAAAGAACCACTCGCCGTCCGCCTCGCCGGCGAATACGATATTTGGGACAAGCGCGATCCGGACGCGGAGTTGTTTCAGCATGGGCTGAGAAGTCGAGAGCTGAAAGACATCACTTGGAAGTATCTTCTTGGAGAGGACAAGGTTGCCGGAGATAATTGCGTGGCCGATCTTCTCGAAGGAGGAAAGGTTCTCCAATACTCCCGAGCTCAGGAAAACGCCTCAATAATCAAGGCCATTGGTTTCACGATGCGCTGGGAAGGATTGATGTTTCTGTGCTGCAATTCCGCCCGTTACAACTCACACCTTTTCACGGCAGGACTGACGCCAGATCACGACGCCTGTTTCGGATTCAAGTGGACTGGAAAAACGTGGTCCATCTCGCTTTACCATGCTCCCGGAAAAGAGCACTACGACTTGTCCAAGATCGCCGTGAAATACGGCGGAGGAGGTCACAAGGGAGCGTGCGGCTTCCAGACCGAAAAACTCCCGTTCATGCAATGAAAACATCAATCCTCATTGTCACCTACCTCAAAGACCGGCCTTACTTGGAGCTTAACCTCCGATCGATCCAGAAGTTCGCGACCGGGTTTCACGATGTAGCTGTGCTCGTGCCGCAGGAGGAGTACGACGGATTCAAAGACCTTACGGGCCGTTACCAGATTTCGCTCGTTTACTACCCGCGAAGTTGCCCTCCGAACAAATGGCATCTGATGCACCAGCTTCAGAAGTGCCGTGCCGACTCGTGGTGCCCGGATGCCGACTTCGTTTTGCACACTGACTCAGACTGCATGTTCATCGAGCCCGTTACGCCGGAGGATTACTTCGTGGCTGGAAATCCGGTGATGGTTTACACGGAATACTCGCGCCTAAAAGAGAAAGTGCCGTGGCAGCCAATAGTCACAGCCGCTCTTAAAAATCGGGTGTCTCACGAATTCATGCGCCGGCATCCGCAGGTCAATCCGATTGGGGTTTATCCGGCATTGCGCGATCACATTGATAAGGTCCACCACACTCAGTTCGACCACTTTGTGATGTCGCGCAAGCCAGACTTCCCGTGGGGATTCACGGAGCACAACGTCATCGGCGCGTTCGCATTTTCCGATCCGGAATTTCACAAGCAGTATCACTGGCACGACACGACGGAGTATGGAATGCCAAAAGAAAAACTGATTCAGTTTTGGTCACACAGTCCAGTGGACAAGCCGCAGGAGGTTGCGCACGGCGGCATGTACACGCCGGCCGAGTTTGCCGAAAGGATTCTCGCGTGAAAACCGTCCTGATATTCGTCATAGGGTCTCCTGAGCCTCCGTACCCCGAGTTGATGCAGGCCAGCCGCGAGACGTGGGATTCGGAAATGCCAGATGGCGTTTTGACGTGGTATTATTCCAACATGCCGAGCCTGCGGATTGGAGCTCCGCCTCGCACGCTTCAAGTTGAAGTCGGTGGTGCTCTCCACGACATGGGTCGCTTC